ACCTTGTCGGCCGCCTCGTTAATTGAGAGCACCTTTTCGGTTCTATTGAAATGCTCATCAATCACTTCAAACACTAGATCTTGTTGGCCTTCAAAGTTGATAAACTCATATCGAGAGGAGTTATCTTTGAGGTAGGTCTTGATCTCTTCCTTGTAGTCGCTGATCACTTTGGCGTTTTGTTCTTCAGCCTTTTTTCTATCAGCTTCTGCTCTTTGACGTTCTTCTTCTTCCCGAGCTTTTAGGAATTGATCTACCTTGTCCTCAACCTTTTTGATTTTCACTTCGGGAGGAAGCTCACCGTCCTGAAGTAGACTTTGGGTGAGTTCCTCGTAAGTGAGCCCTAAAACATCTAAGGCTTTTTTAGGATTCGTTTTCAGACTTTCAAACTCGTTGAAGCGAGCGAGTTTAGCTTCCAGCTCGGCTTCCTTTGCCTTTGCAAGCTTCTCTCTTTCAAGAGCTGCTTTTTCGCGACGAATTAGGACCTCAAGCTTTGAGGAAACTCTTTCATCCTTGGGAGCTTCCGCTTGTGGCGCTTCTTTTATCGCGGCGGCATGAGACTGAACGTCCGTGTTAGCCTCAACCGCAGGTTCAGTTTGGCTTGCGGTATCGGCTTTGACAATATTTTCTACAATTTGAGAGGCTGCTTCACTCATATATAAATATCCAAAATGGTGCTAACCCTGACCTAGACGGCAAGATTAGGCTGGTTGATGTTAGGTAACAGATCACTTGTTGGAGCCGGCATTGGGTTAGCTGGAGCTGCACCAACTGCCATACCTGCGTCCATGGGACCCATCGGCATTGGTGGTGCTGGAGGTGTGAGCAAGACGTCGATCTGACTGATAAAACGCCTTAAAAGCTCAAGCTTTTCCTCGCCTAGATCATTGAGTTTGCCTCGAGCGTAGTACTCAAGAGCAATCTGGCGAGCTTTCACGAGATTATCAAACGGATCAGGAGGGGCGAAAGTTCCACTGTCCACGATATCATCCAGAATTTTATGAATATAATCCAACGACGCATTGGCAAGGTTCTCCTCAGCTTCAAGATCTGGGAAGTCTAAGAGCCTACGACCTACATCGGGCTGAATAAGGCCAGCTTGCATCATCTCTTGAATGGTTGCTAAGCGCCCAGCTGGGTCTGTGGGGAGTTTACTTACTGGATAAACTTGCAATTGAAACTGGTCGTCATCCATATCGACTTCCTTCCAGTCGATTGTTTCAATGAATCTCTTTCCTGGGACGTTTACTGAGAAGTTACCGTCCTCGGAATAGATCTTTCGAGCCACAGAGATAGAGATGCGAGCAAGGTCCATGAAGAATTGGCTATAGGATTGATTGATTGTTTGAAAGCGTTGGTCTTGAATGTCCTCGCTTGTGCGAAGGGCCTTGCCGCTATTTAAACCTTGAGGCTTTTGGCTTGCAGCTGATAGCTGACTAATACCAGGCTGCATGTAGCCTTTAGAGATCATGTTTTCTAAATGAGCATAGATTTCAGGCTGCACAAGCTGAGGCACAACGTACTGAGGAGCTGTGTCTCCAGCGTATTCTAGAATTGTTCCGACAAGATTATCAAAATGGCTCTTAATGACCTTGCTACCGGCTTTGACAAAGATCTTATGAGTTCCACCTAAGTAGAGGGATCGTTGAATAGAAATGAGTGTGCGATTGATCTCGACTTGAATGGGAACTAATTGCTCAGCCATTCCCTGGGAGTAGAACCCATAAAGGCGCGGACTATATCGAAAGATTGCAAACGGAAAAAACTTCTCTTCATAATCCTCGTCACAAAGCACGTAACTATCTGTCACAATTACATGCCGACCTGGCTGGTTACCAACGGGCAATCTCCAACCTTCAACAACTGTGACCGTGTCACCGACACTGCGCTGGTTAGCTGATATGAACTGGCTTGTGTTTGCCATCATTGCAATCTCAGCTGCCTTTTCTGGAAAAGCTTCCGCAAGCTCTGTGCGATCTATATTCTTAATTCGAAATAAACTCTTCGTGCTCTCAGGCCCGTAGTGACTTTCGAGATAATCGACTAAGATTTCATAGGGAAGCACGCGCTCATACTTGACCTGACCATTCTCAGCGTAAGGATGAATGATTCCCTCTCCAAACACGGAGCCATCTCTGAATGCTTTTGGTCCCATCTTATAGGCTTGGTTTTCATAGAAAAGACCGTAGCAAAAGGCATCAAGCTTCTTAGCCTTACGTTGAAGCCGACTGTCTCCCGCTTGTGTGAGAAACATGGGCTTTGGTTCGTTCTGGGCAATTCGAGAGGTAAGAGTATCAATGCAGCTTTGAACAATATTGTAAGTGAGACGATCTTTGATGGGGGCCGTTGGTTTCCCAGTGCTCGCAAGCTGGTACCCGTTCCAAAATGTGGGCGTCCAAGTTCCGTAAAGACGAGCGTAAGTGTTGTAAGAATCTATTCGTCCTCGATCGGCTTGGATAATCATTCCAACATGAGCCATGACACTTCCAGGAAGAGTCTTCTCATCAGCTAACCACCATCTCACTCCGTTTGGAGGCATGGCTCGTTTCTTTTGAGGAGCTTTTCCTTTAGGCGCAAAGTCTGTGTAATCAATCTTTGGTGTCTCAATTGACATGTTGATTGTCCATTTCGGTTTGAAAATAGAACTCGAAGTTACGGAATAGGATTCTTAAGAATCGGAGTTCCTTATTTGAAAGGTTATCAAGCCATTGAAAGAGCTCTTCGACCTCCCGTTCGGAATAGCCTTGAAGTCTGAGTTGTCTCTTAGCCTCATGATCGTTCATTGAGAAAGATCACCGCTTGAGATTGGATCTAAAGGAATGTCGCCCGTTAGAGGCAGCTCAATTTCATTCTGAGCTGGAGATGCGGACCAATTTAAGATTGAGTCAAAGCCTGTGATGTTGTCAGTCCTGAGGTCCACAGGCATTTGACTTTCATCAATGCTGACAACGCTGTCTTGCTGCTTTGAATCATGAGATGTCTTTGGTGGTTCCACATGGAACGAAAGCTCTAGGCCTTCGTACTTGAACGAGAACACACCTTCAGACTTAAGAAACGGGATAAGTTCTTTTAGATAGTCCATTGGGATCATAATAAATGTCCAAAATGGTGCTATCTGAAAAAATTGGCTGAGGAACCAGGACTCGAACCTAGAACTCTCCGTTAACAGCGGAGTGTTTAACCCGTTAAACTATTCCTCAAGATACCCACGGGTCGTGGAGCATGTTTTTATTATGCTTTTCCCGTGGGAGAACTAAACCCTAAGGCCTTATCCACCCTATGTGGATAGGTTAGGGGATATGTTATTGAAGAGCTGGACTTGTTTCAATTGGCTTTTCGCCTGTAATCTTAAGGATTAGCTCAAGTTGCTCAACTCTCTCCCTTAAATCCATGATTTCTTTCGTTAGCCCAATTAGTACGTTGGCTATGTCCTCACCGTCTTGCTCGGTAAGGTAGTCATTAGTGTCTGCCATTCTTCCCCCTAAGCTCAGACTTAGATAACATCATCATTGTTGAAGTCAAAGAGTTCTGGCTCAAATGGCAACTCTAATGAATGGGGATTTTGTTGAGCTTTGATCTGCTCTTCTAATCTCTTTAAGTGTGCTGTCTCCCAACGCTCTTGAGAGTCCCACGCAGGCTCATAGGCCTTCGGAGCCCAGAGGTACTGATGGCAATGCCTCCATAGGTATAAACATGCATCTGTGAGGTGATTAGGAAGGCTTGCGTGTTCTTTGCGAGGCTCTTTAACCTTCCCGTTATCTGTCTCCCAAACAAGTGTATTGAGCTCCTCTTGAAGCTCCACAGTTCCGGGTAAACACTTGATGTTCCCTTGAATGAAGTCTGTGTTCATGAGGTTTATAAAATCAACCTTACCTGTTTTGTCTGCTGGTAAGAGCTGAGTCTGGTGACGATTGTTAAGTTCAGCGACAGCTTGTTTGTTGGCGTTGTCTACGACTCTTACCTGGAAGTGAAAGCGCTTATTGAGTTCAAAGATCTTCTCGGCAACTGCAGTGATATCAAGTTTAAGATGTTTTTCAGCGTGAACTATGTAGAGCGTTTTGAGTGTTTCATGGAAGCATCCGACGACAAAAGCTGTTGGATCAGGGCTATGGCCAAGGTCGACCCCAAGGACATAACTATAAGGGCTATCCATGAGCGGCAAAGCATTCGTGGTATTAAGTAGCGGGTCAAACTTATAGACTTTTGCGTCTTCATCAACAACCCACTCGTTGAGATACCACTGGCGAAAGAGTGCCGTCTTCATAAAGAGTGGACGATTAGATTTGATATCGTCAAGCTCCTCTCGCCATTGGTCCCTAACGTGAGGGTTATCAAAGGCTGTCCATGTATGGAGAGACCACCCTGGTTCTTTTTTGTTTGTTACATCATAGAAAAGGCCACGTGTGATGTTGCTTGAGGTTCCAAGTAAACAAATCGTTCCTCTTTGATCTGCTGTTGCGGGTTTTAAAATACCGTATACCAGCTGATTCATATCAATTGAGAACATTGAGGCCTCATCGATTGTGACAAGGCGATACTTCTTACCCAGGAGCTTGTTCATCTCTTCTTCGTCAGAGTCTGCTCCAGTGACATGAATGACAGAACCGTTGGGGAATGTTGCAGAGAGATCAGTCTCATTGAAAGTCATTCCAAGACCGAGTCGCCGATTTATTTCTTTGAGAATATCTTTCCAGATAATGCCACGAGCCGAAAGGCGAGTAAGACCAACAAACAGACAGTTACAGCCTGGATAGGTGAGTGCTTCATGAATGAGATACAATCCTCCCGTGAAGCTTTTAGCTGCGCGACGTGTGCAAAAGAGAGCTTTGAGTCGGGCTGGGTCTTTGATGAATTTAAGCTGCTCGGGGAAGGCGAGCTCATCAAGATTGAACTGTGCTCTCTGATTCCTCAGAGCTGCAAGGATTGCTGGAGCAAAGCTCATCTAGTTCCCCTTCTGAATAGGCACGCATAAACTCATCAAAGGTCATCTCTTGATAATCAAAAGTAAGATCTTCGTTCATAGTGCCTCCAAGAGGGCGTCGGCAAGGTTAATACTCATTTTCACGAGTTCCTTTTCCGTCACTTCCTTACCTCTAGAAGCATAACCATTCACAATGGCTTGCGCAATCATGCTAACCAATAGCTCTCGCTTTGTTAGCCCTATGTTTGAGGCTTCATTGATAAAAGGGAATACCGTTGTCACCTTTTCCTTACTCGCCATTAGATGATTCTAACCGCAAGAGCTCTTCCTTCATCAAAACAATTTGTTCCTCTTTTGTAAGAAGAGCAAACTCCTCAGCCTTTCTAGCGAGTTCAAGATTGAGATCGCCAGAAATTTCTAAAGCCTTTTTCTTTGGTATCAAATATTGAGTTGCCTCTTTGGCAGCTGAAAGTCTCATCTCGGGAGTGATCACATCAACCTCATAGGGATTACCATCGGCGGTGTAGAGTGTTTTAGTTGGAGCTTCATATCCCAAAGCTCTCCAATTGCCTTGAACAAAATAAAGAATAACCTCAAAGGGATTGCAGTTAAGTGTCTCAGCTACGCCATGTGCATCTATGCGAGTTGCAATGGTTCTCTTATTAGGAGTGCCCTTTACTCTTCCGCCTGTTTTAGGTCCACCTGGTGCGCCCATATTCTTGTCTACCTGCGTCTACATATACTTGTCATTTAATATGCTGTGTTAATTCTGGGAATGAACTGGAGGTCTTCCTGGTCCACGTTTTATTTGAGGTTGTTCCTCAGCTGGAGCAAGGCGAGAGGATTGGATATTAGAATAGGGAACATAGTATTCCTGTCCTGATTCAATGAGCCTAACGATTATGCCTGAGCATTCCTCGTTAACGAAAGCTTCCATACCAAGAGATGCGGGCACGAAGGCATTTCTTGGTGTAGGGCCAATCATTGGGTCAATATGAGTTCTAAACATTTCAACCTTTCGGCCAGCTAATTTAAGATTCATACAGATTCTCCTATTTAAGGGTTGTTAGACGAGGTGTGGAAGGTAGTGAAAATTAAGGAACCGTTGGGGGGAGAGCTTCATTATCTTTTTGGCTCTCTCGGTTAGGTGGCTCATGAAGATTGGGGATTTGTTTTTGGTGGTGAGTCCTATGAGGGTTGTGGCTATCTTTTCTTTTTTAAAGACCTCTTTGACGTAGAGATAATGAAGGATGATGGCGTCTTTGTTGTCTCGGGTATGGATTGTTTCAACGGCTATCCATCCAAGGATTAGGTTTGGGTCATCTTTAGGGCTACAGATAATAATTGTGGCCTGAGGCGAACTTAGGATTCGCTCCCTTATAGGTCGGTGGTGTGTGCGGAACACGGCGCGGGTGAGGTATTTTATATTGGGCGAGTTTTGAAAGTAGGAGTTTTCCCATGAGCTATGGATGAAGGGAAGATCCTCAGAGGTATAAGCCCTATATGTAAAAACCGAGTTTGCTTCGTGGTCCACATATATGTCGAAAATGGTGCTATGGACTGTCTCATTTTTACACTACGCATAAATAATTATGGACAAATTAGACGCCTCGTGTTAAAGTTATATCATAACTTAAACACAAGGAGCCGACCGAATGAAAACCTCAAGCAGTATGAAAATCCAGTTAGTAGCCCGATTGAACGAAGTGATTGAAATGAGACGGGCTTTGGAAAAAGAAGAAGCCGTATTGAAATCTGAAATTAAGGGCATGATGAAGGAAGTGAGTGTGTTGGAGGCGGGTGATTTAATGGTTCTTTTGAGCCAGAGAACCCGTAAGGACCTGGATAAGCAGATGTTGGCTCATGATTTTGGGGCTGAGTTTTTTAATAAATACGAGCGGGCCTCAACGTATCAAATCCTAGAAATTAAACCTATTAGCCGCAAATAGTTAACTTTTCCTAACCAAACAAGGAGCCAACCACATGAAAACAATCCTTATTATTTTAGTTCTAAGTCTCGGGTCTGGATGTGCCACAACGGCAAAGGTTTTAGGGGCCTTTGGTGAGGGCATGAACCGAAACCTCAGTGGCCATCGGTATTGTGAATCAAAGCAGGTTGGGAACACGGTTTATACGGAATGTAACAAGTAAGGTGACCCCAGGCCTCGGCGTCGAGGGATGCGTAGGCCCGGTGTCAGGGATCTAGGCTACGGGGTAAAGGTTTAGTTTAATACGAGGAGAGAATCAATCATGAAAAAGCTAGAATTAACACATGAGCAGTTAGAGTTTTCAAAAATAATGGTTCCTAGGGTTTCGACTCTTGAGGAGGCAAACCGGGACCTTGATATGAGACATGAGGGGCCGTCTTTAAGTTCGTTTGTGGCTTATTTTGGGACGAAGCTTTTGGTGATTCTGGTTTATGCCCTGATTCTCTTTTTGGTTGGTTGTCAAAGTCCTGAGAATAAGGCTGAGGGAGCTTACAATACACCCGATAACCCCGTTATCCCGGCGCCTGAGGTGCCTAAAAGCTCTAACCCAGTAAGTGTTGGGGCTGAGGTGGCGCTAACTAATGGTAAGCCCGGGGTTGTGTTATATCCGACCGTGGAAACCTCGGGTTCAATCCCTTGGGTGTGGTATGCACCAGCGTTTTTAGATTCTAAGGATCAGCCGCTTCCAATTGAGATTCAATGGATGGCAAACCAATTAAGGTCAAAGGGGATCGCTTTTGTTGTGGCCAATATTGGGGAGAGTTTTGGAGCTCCGTTTGGCCGGGAGTTATTTGAGGAGTTTTATTCCCATTTTAGTGAGTTAGGCCTTCAAACTCAGGGGTGCATGATACTTCAAAGCCGAGGCGGTTTGATGGGATATACTTGGCAATTAGATCACCCTGGGCGCGTGAAATGTAATCTCGGGTTTTACCCTCTTTTGAGTTTTGATGATTATATTGGGGTGACTGGGTTTGCTCCGTTTTGGGGTGTGACTGAGCAGTGGATGATTGACCACAGGGCTGAGCATGAACCGTTATCAAGGGCGGGTGAGTTGACGATGCCGATTCTTCATATCCATGGGGATTCAGACCCGGCTGTGCATTTGGAATATAATCGGGAGTTTTTAAGCCGATACGGTGGCCCTCGGTGGGGGATGCAACTCTTAGAGGTCAATGATCTTGGGCATACGTATACAAAAGAGATGTTTGAACATCCCTATGCTTTGGAGTTTTTGACTAAAAATCTTCTTTAATGGTTAGAGAGGAAGTGAGCAAGCGTCTCATCAAGCCAGTTTGAGAGTCTTTTGGCATCTTCAATAACAAGCGGATGGATATACTCCACATCATCAAGTTCGGTATGAAAAATGATGGCGTCTTTGGGTCCTGATCCATCATCAAATTTTGAGAGCTCAGCTTGGAATCGGACATAGGAGTGTGTGGTTTTGAACTTTTTAGATTTCTTTTGTTTCAAGTGAATAGCCCGCCTTTTTCTGAAGTACCTCAATGGCTTTTTTAATTGAGCTTTGAGTGATCTTAAGTAAGCGAGTGACAGACGGGTTTCTATTCTCACTCACAACATCATTGACCCAAGAGAGAGCGCGGTTTAGATCCTCAACTTCAGATTCTAAAAGGTGCTTTTCAATCTCGTTCAAATAAGCCCTTTCGTTATGTAGCCCCCATGGAATACGAGAGGCTACCAACACAGTTAGCCCCAAGTTGTAACCCGTTTGAAAGTCCAGTTTTTAGGTATGATTCAATTTTATGTATTCGTCGAGTGATCCAACTTTGCTCTAAACCCACTCGAGGGGAGATTTGTCGTCGGGAGAGACCCTCGACATGATATTCCCAGATCATGCGATCTCGATCGTCTTTAAATGAACCCGTATGTACTTTCTCTCGAGCCCAAGAATAGTAGTTTATTTTTGCTTCTACTGCTTCAGCGCTCTTAAAAGAATTGAGAACTTTAAGTCTTTTGGTTTCATGATTATCGTAGGTTTTAGTCTCGATATCATCAAAGCCTTCAAACTTTAAATATAGGGTCCATTGCTTTTTGATGTTTTTGCAATCAGGACACAGGTGGTTCAGCTTCAGGTGTCCCTGTGGGCAGGTCGACAGACTCATGCTTTGCTTCCTCGGCTGCTTTTTTTGCTAGTTCTTCCATCTTAGCTCGGAGCTCTTGTTCGGCAAGTATTTTTTGGTCTTGTAGGACGCCATTGATCTTCATCCGTTTAGCTACGTTGGCCATGGCCTCATAGCTTTGTTTTATTTTCTGGGGATGGAGAGCTGTCATATGAGAGGCAACCGTGTACCAGACTTGGGGCGTGTCTTCGAGGTCATATGTACTGATCAGGATGCTCTTAATTTTCTCAAACTCTTCTTTGGTTTGAGGAAGGTGTCGAGGGATTTTGCCAGTTATTTTGTAGTAGGCTTTGAGAAGTGCTTTCATTTTATTTAGTTACCTCCGATACTAATGATAGTTTTTCGATTCTCCGTCAAAATTCATAAAGATCCTGCGTTTGGGGACTGGTAGTTAATATGGCTTCCGTGGTTGGCTCCGTATTCTATCAGCTCCCCGTTTTATTCTGCGTACGTATCGCCCGTGTTATTAACCTTGTCTGCAGACTTAGAACAAATAGGACACATCCTATTGTGGGCCCCTTCACTATCGAACTTGCGGTTACATTTCAAGCATTGCCTTGTCATAGATTGAAGGGGTTGCATTTTTAAATACTTTCGAAGGTGATCAACCTCTTTGCTTCGAAAGGATATGTAGTTGTTCTTGTGCATGCCTTATTCGCCTCTGAAAATAGCCGTCACTTTAGCGTTGTGTTGGTTATGAGGGTCGTTCTTCCAAAAGTTCTCTTGATTGTAGGGTGGAGGTGGAACGTTTTTATCCTTTTCGGTGATCTCAACAATGAAACATTGATCACTGTCATCGATATATCGCTGGCGCCCCTGATAAATAAGCATTGATGGCCACACATGGTCCCAGTCTCCAAAGCTAATACAGTGTTTAAAATGAACGAGATCTTCCTCTCGGAAGTGAGCAAGATAGATTGTGGGAAGAAGATGGTTCACAAGGAATGTTTTCTCGTCTTGTTTCTTCCACTTCACTCCACCGTAAAAGAAATTATAGGCATGGTGTCCCTCCTCGGCATCGGTCCAGGACCTATGAAGGTGTTGCCAGGCCCTTGTTACGAGCTGAGGGTTTGAGAGGGAATGGGTAAGGGTTTCAATGATACTGGGCTCGACTCTTGGATGAGGGGACACGATACAGGTAAAATCTCCTTCGCCTGCTTTTAGTAGGCCCTCAATAGAGCCATCACCAAAGATTGTGTCTGGGGGGAAAAGCAAAAGCTTTTCATTCAGTTCTAGGCACTTTTCAACTTGCATGATCATGGCACTTTGAACGGTGTCGGTGTAACGACGAAGTCTTTCAGTTCCGACAAAAGCAACAGCTTGAATTGAGGGGATTGATTCTTGAATGGCTTCTTTGATCTCATCAAAAAACTCAGTCTCAGTGAAGATATTCCAAGTGAGATTAAGTTTTGAAATAGTCTCTTTGTTCTTAGGCCATGTAAGGCTTTTTAGAGTTGTTTTTTTAAATAGATCTACGTGGGATCGACCCCAAACTATAGTTGCGGCTTGGATATTCATTTTACAACCTCAAGCTTTGATTCCTTGTTTGCTTCCTCTTGAGGGTTGACGGGTTGAGGAACCATTTGAGGAATATCAATTTGAAAGTCCACACTTCCTTTATGAATGAGCCTTACGTTGACATTAATAAAAAGTGGGATTCCTTCTTCTTTGCACATCTCTGTAAAGTGCCAATCCTCTCCGTTGTAGCGTCCGTTTTTGCCTGGTCCCATTTTAAAGAATTCAGTGTGAGTGACGTGTTGTCGAGCGGCATCGTCAAAGGGCTTATAGGTTTCACATCGAGGTTTGAGTATTTCAAACACAGATCGGTCAATCATGATGAAACCTGTTCCACAGCGATTGACTTCAATTTCGCCCTTCTGATCACAGAGAGCTTTTGCATACTCTATAAGTTCTGCTCCTCCTTTATGAACAAGATCTCTAAAATACTTGTGATGCTCTGGGAGGGGCTCGAAGTTCATGTTAATTGGAAATCGTTTATGAGGGGTAATGCCTGCGATGATTCTTTTATTAGATTGAAGAAGGGCCATCAAATCAGGAGCGTTCCATCCTTGATCTGCATCAATGAAAAGAAGTTTTTGGCATCTCGATTTTAAAAACATATCAACTAATGTGTTGCGGGCATGAGGAAGAAGGGAGCTATTTTTAACGTGAGCAATTTGAAAATAGATATTGTTTCTAGACATCAATGTGCAGGCGTTCCCAAGACCAACGGCATACTCAAAGCTTACATCTCCACTCTGAGTAGGGGTGGCAATCATGACTCCCATTTTGGGCTGAATATCAATCAGGTTTTGAATGTCTTGTTCAGCATTAGTTCTCAACCAAGTTTGAAACCCTTCTGTATCTCGTTTCCAGGCCTCGTCGGCATAGACTTTCTTGTGAGTGTCATCTTCTTTTTTATTTCTAAACGCATGATCATGTTCAACTAAAACATCCATTAGGATATGAGCACACTCAGCACGAGAGCAGAGGAGTTCCCAAATATCATCGTGATATAGGTGATGAACCCCAGGAGGGAACATCCAGCCTACAGTTCTTAAAACCTTACCCGAATAAGTGATGGCACCGCAAAGACGCTGAGGAGCCTTCCAGCCATCGTTAGTTGCAACGACGTTGTGGCCATTGATTTGAGAGAGGATCTTTTTATCCCATTCTTCGGATCGAGGGCGATGGTCGTCATTTAAAATGGTTACCCAATCTAAATTTACAATTCGGTTCCATACAAACCTTATTTTGTCACCCATAGTAACAGATTTGCCTGTTACAACGATTTCCCAATTTTCAGGCAATTGTAATGAACAATAGGCTTCTTTGTTTTTTTGGTAATCGTCTTCATCAATTAAAAGTAAGCCTGGAACAAAACTTCGAGTATCGCGATACGATTTAAAAAACTCTACTAATAAATGCGGTCTATTCAGTGACGGTAGAACAATGGTTCCTTCCATTGAGATCCTCTTTCGTTGTGATTGTTTGAATTTTATTAAAATTTAGAAACGCGAATTCTTTAAAAAATTTAAGGGCCGCTTTGTCGTAGGCGAATGCGGCTAGTTTTGGATCAGTAAATCTACCCAAATAATAAAGTCTATTTTCAAATCGTATGCGTGCAATCCATTTTTTGGCTTGATTGCACCAATAAACGCCTTTGTATCCGCTCTTGTTGTCGGATCTTTGTGGCATGTTGTATCGATTTTGTCGTATTGAACAAATTCTTAAATTTGATTTTCTATTATCAAGCTTATTTCCATTGATGTGATCAATTTGTTTGCCTTTCGGTTCTCCCATCAAAAACCGATGCATTTTTTGATCGCGTTGTTTGCCGTTTAATCTTTTTAAGCGACGAGTAGCGTACCCATTACTCAAACTCCATTTCCATTGAGACAAAATCTCAAAATCCTCGTCATCGACAAGAATGGTTTTTCCTTGAGTAATTTGTATTTTTTTCATCACAAGACGAAATCACGACTCTCGGGGCTTTTCAACTTTAATATAAACATGCCCTATTCGGCTCTGTTCCCACCTATAATCGGGGATTCCAATGATACTGGGCTTATCATCAACCAAAACGCCACACTCAACTAAGCCGTCAATAATGGCCTTAAAACCCGAAACCAAACCATCCGTATCTGGTTCTCGGGAAGATCTTCGAATCAGCGTTAATTTAGCCTTTTTAAGAGATAGCTTTGTGACACCAAAGCTTAAGCATTTCTGAGTAACTAACTTTTTCCACTTCACTGAATGAGCCCACTGAGTCTTCCAATGGTTACGTCCTATCCCATTTGTAGTTTTAGGAAGTCCCTGGAGAGTAAACTCACAGACTAGATCGTATTCAGTGTTTTGACTCATTTTCTAAATCAACTCGATCTTTCATATCAAGGCAAGACAAATAGATCTGTCGAATCTCTTCCCAAAGAGGAGAGGTCTTTTCATCACCTTCTAGGATTTGATTCATCTCGTTTATTTCTTTTAGTATTTTTACGATTCTTTGTAATTGTTCTGGGTTTAGGGTTTGATTCACTTAATTCCTCCAATGTTTGTAAAGTTAAATCTCGTGCTTCACTTATATCCTTAATTCTTTCATTTACAAAATTAAGTACTTCTTCGTGAACTCCATAATTAAGTCTTCTATACTCTTGTTGTTTTAAAAACATGTCCCTGCACAATTCATAATCTTTTAACCTTTTTTGTATAAAACTAAGCGTAATTAAATAAATAGTTTTGAAAGCCTTTTTACCAATTGATTTCGTTGTTTTCTTTTTTTTCATCACTCTTCCCCTTCACACGTCTCAACGCCTCTATCCACTGATTCTTCCACACCTCTATTCCATCAAGAGTTGAAAGTACAACGTTGGATAATCTTTTTTTTTCTTCATCCGAAATCATTGAATATTTTACATCACGACTCTCTTCCGTTAACTCCAGAATTGCCTTATTCATCGATTTATAAACAAGTTCCTTATCGTCTTTGAAAACATCATCTAATTTCTTACCCATTCTCTTTGCATCGATGACATCACTTAATTTCTCTAAACCGTTTTGTTTTAATATTGAATTGAGCTTATTTCCCCAGACGTGACTCAATATACTCTCTCCTCTTCCTCATAAAAGTATCGTTACTTTGCACTCCCTTTGTTTTATTGCAAGGAAAGCAAAGCATTTGAAGATTTTCAATACTTGTAACTAAATCAGGTCTAACTCGTATTGGTATAATATGGTCTAACACTAATGCTTCAACTCTTTGAGAATAACAACCCATACACTTGTAACTACATTTAGCTAAAACTCTATTTCTAATTTGTTCTTTAGTTTTAAAATCTAAATTTCTCCAAGTGTTTAATGCTTTTAAGTATTCGCTTTTCTTAGGCAGCTTATATCTGCATTTAGAACAAAATGGTGTTTCGACTCTTTTTGTTTTAGATTCAAATGCAGATTCACACATATAACAAACTAAATGAAAAACATTTTGTGAATCTAACAAGCTTATTTTTTTTTGCTTTTTATAAAGATTTTTTCTTATTCCCAAAAAGGCTTTTCGCTTTTCTAAACAATCAGCAGAACAGCAACCTCTTATTAGGGAACTTGAAATAAAGGTTTTTTTACAAGACCTGCATTTTCTCAATTTCATAAACTTCATCGCAGCCACCCTATGAATTTACGGATTGTTCCTCTGAGGATATAGGTCAAGTATTTCCCCCCTACCCCATTGCTAAAAGAATAGGGAAACGGGGGCTTGATCTATATCCAGATCAGTATTCAGTTTTACTCCTGATACCTTTAGTAGAAACCAAGACCATGAATTCACGGCTTAGTCCCTCCTCGGACACAGGTCAGATTTTATTCTTCGTGTTCGAGAGATTTCTCTCCCCAGGCCGTGCTAGCGCATCTGACATCACACTGAGGACACTACCCTCAGATTCCCACCTATACGATCTCCACCGAATAGGATTAATTATCACCAAACGAGAGGATACATCTCGTCCTTGTCCTGAATAATTTTCTTGGTCGCCTGTAGTATGGACTTTTTTTTTGACTTATGAGAGGTGCCTGATTAGGCTGTTCCCATAAGTCTATATGTCCAAGATTGATTTATATTAACCCCTAGACATCAGTCCACTGATTTTTAGGGGTTTTTTTTTGAGTTCGAGGGATTCAAATGAAAAAGTACGAATTCACTGGGGAAACCCAGGTTGTCAAACACGTCACCCTAAGACGCATTCTAAGAATATCAGACGGTTTAGTCGGTGGTTGGATAGAAAAAGAAGAGAACCTTTCTCACGAAGAACTGTGTTTTGTTTATGGAGATGCAGAGGTTTCCGGGAATGCACAGGTTTCCGGGGATGCACAGGTTTTCGGGTATGCACAGGTTTACGGGAATGCACAGGTTTACGGGGATGCACGGGTTTGCGAGAATGCACAAGTTTACGGGGATGCATGTGTTTTCGGGGAGGCACAGGTTTACGGGAATGCACGGGTTTCCGGGAATGCACAGGTTTCTGGGAATGCACTGGTTTCCGGGGAGGCACGGGTTTACGGGGATGCACGGGTTTACGGGAATGCACAGGTTTCTGGGAATGCACAGGTTTACGGGGATGCACAGGTTTCCAAACCCCATCAAACAGTTAATGTCACTAATCTTAGATGGAATTTTACAAGTTTACCTAAAGGTATCCAGGTTGGTTGCATGTTCCTAACTCTCAAAGAATGGAGAGAACAGCACGTAAAGATAGGAATGGGCCACGGGTTAACAGAAGAAGAGGCAAAAGCCTATTATCAACTCATGAGAGCAGTAAGAAGAATTCAAAGAATCCAAGAAAAGAAATCAAAATGAAAAGCGTTATACAGACTCTACAAGATGATATTGAAACTCATTATCAGTTATCCTGTAAGCTCATTGATGCTCTCAACCGGTACTCATCCAAGCAATCCCTTCATCACCACGTAGAATGCCCTAGGAGCCGTGTTTTTACTGCTTTGGCTACTGAGAGGTGTACTTGCGGTTTAAACGACGCCATTGAGGCGTTAGCGGCCTTAAATAAGGCCTTAACAGATAGGTCTAAGACATGACCAAGAAATACGAATTCACTGGGGAAACTCAGATTGTCAATGGCGTCACGTTTAAGCGTATTCGAAGAATATCAGACGGGTTAATTGGTGGCTGGATAGAAAAGGAAGAGAACCTCTCTCACGAAAGCGCGTGCTTTGTTCACGGGGATGCACTGGTTTACGAGGATGCACGGGTTTACGGGAAGGCACAGGTTTTAGGCAAGGCACAGGTTTGCGGGAATGAACTAGTTTCGGGTAAGGAGATGATTCATGAGCTATAGTACGAAAGAGGAAATGATTAAAAAAGCCGTAGACGCCCAAGCAGAGGATTCAAGTTTATGGTTCCGAGCCAACTATATTGGAGAGGCTTATCTTCAGCAATCTCTTCGGTGGCTCCATGCTGTTATTGAGGACGCAGATAAAAAAGCACTGGAGTCCATTTTAGAACAAGCGGAAGATCACAAGAGATTAGACCCATAGGCAAGGAGGAGAATCAATGCGACCAGATTGTAATTGCGGTGGATTTCTTATTTGTCGATATGGAATTGTTTTTAGAATAATAAAAAGATTAAAGCTAATCTTCTCTCATCCTCACATTTGATCGAATAGAAAGAAGGGGATATCTCTCAGACTTCCCTTCAAGCTTTTCCTTAGCCGAACGATGGGCCTTTGACATCTCCCAAATGGTGTAATCAAGATTCTCTCCGTCCACTTCAATCTCAACAATCGCGTCCTCATGAAACTGTTCGAGAAATTCTCTTAAAAATCCAACTGTGATAAACTCATCTTTTTTCAGGCTCACAGCCTCAATGAACCGCTCTTTCATTTTTACAATCTCCTAATTGATTATGGATTTTAATCTTCAAATGCATTTTACTAGAAAACTCAAAGTCTCGAGAATTCTTCTTAGAGCTTTGTAAATTTTACCAACAAGGTAAGGCAATCTACGGTAAGTTAAGGTGAGGTTAGTTGGGGCACGGTCCTGTCGGGCGCGGCTCGTTGTGGTAAGGATACGAGGGCCTAAGTGCCCTCTTTTTTTATTAACGACTCATCAAGTTTCATTTGAAGGTATTGGCTCTGCCATTCCTTAGATAAAATCTCAAACTTCAATCGTTCAAACTCATAAACAGATTCAAGCTTAGCAAGCTCACAATGAAAATCGAGCCATTCCTGCTGAGCCTGAGCATGGGTTGCCTTTTCTGCCTGGCTCTTCCCAGGAGCGTTTTTAATAAGATTAGATTCAAAGTGCTTTCGAGCAGCTTCTTTTCTTAAATAACGATACCGGGCCTTAGCTAACGTAACGTTTTGCTTACCCAGTATCGTGAGAATGTCTGTGAGTGGACTATCTCTAAAAATCATATATTAAAACGGAAGCTTTTCCCCATCATCCATCTCTGGAGGAGGACCAAAGAATTCAGAGTCGTCCCCAGATTTTTTAACTGGAGATCCCTGCTTATTAAGAATGTTTAACTCAGTCGCCTCAATCATCTTCATAACTTGCTCAGAGAGAGGCTCTTTTAAAAGAGGGAGGATTGTATATTCCGTTTCCTTACCCTCGCCCTTTCGAGTGATTTTGATTTTAGTTTCTTCTAAGGGATATTCCTCATTGATCGAGGCAAGCTGTTTGTAAACGGCCTGGCCAAACTCCCAGATTTTAGCGACAAATTTCTTTTGTTCTTGATCAAAAAGAAGAGCATTCACTCGAAATCGTAGCTTACCGCCTTGACCCTCACTGACAACGGTGGACTTTCCGCTTTCCCATTTGACGAAATACTCATAAATCTCGCCTCGAAGAACGATTTTGACATTCTCGTTAGGCTTGATTTTAAGGAACTTATCCGACCCCCCACCTTCTGATTCAGGTAGTGTGCGAAACTTCATGTGGCATCTCCTTTTGTGGCTCTAATAAGCCTGTTTTTTGTGCCTGTTGATATTGAGTGCAGAAACGAGAGACACGGCAATAGTCTTTGCATCTTCTCCCGCCCCATGTCTCTTCTAACGTACATAGAGGCAATTGTTGATCTGCTTCTTTATGAATTTGTATTCTTTTCAAAATAAACTCTTGGGTCTTTTCTCGAGGCCAAATGGGAATTGAAACAACCGACACTTCAGCCTCTGGGTACCCACTCATATACTTAAGCTTATTTTTAGGATCTAAACACTTTGCGTCCCAGTCCCTTAGGATTCCAACAATGAAAAGATACTTAGCATCCATCCCATTTTGTCGAAGCAATTCTAGTTGCATATTGAGCTGTAAAATCCAATCGATCTTCTGACCCTTCCCACCTTTTACTGTGAACGGATAAGAGCGTGTGACCTTCCAATCTGTAAGAGAAGCTGATTCAGTTCCAACGCCTGAGAGAAGATCGATTTGGCCTGAGAGTTTTACGCCATCAAAATCGGCAAAAAATCTCTTCTCAACCAAATCCACTCCCTCACGGGCCGCTCTCTGAAGGATATGGTGCACACTTTGGCCGAGAAGAGAAAACACCCGATCCGAAGCATCCTCTTCGATGAGATCTTCAAACTGCCGTTCCAGGGCTCTTGCTCGGGCGGGTTTTAAAAGTTCAGTGACACTAAAATCAGAATCTCCCTTATCGTAAGGGTCATTAAAAACAGCCCTAACGAAGGCTTCCGGGAGATTGTACTTGTTGGTGATTTTGGGCATAGATCCTGTCCTGTTTCTCCCAAAAGTCACAGGCCTCTTCCATAAAACAACGATCCTGAATTTCGCTCTTAATCGCCTTTTGAAGACGACTCGGCAAAAGATCAATTGAAACGGGGGATTCGTTTTGGAAAAGACTAAACTCGTGGGCGCTTTGGACCTCTATAAAGAAGTCCCCTTTAGTTGAGAAATACTCAAAAACAAATGGTCTCATCGTTCTTCTCCTTTTTGTATGTGCTTCTTAAAAAAAAGAAGAGAGATCTTCGTCTAGATCTCTCCTCTATAAGGACTTTCAGAAAATGTCCAGATCTTCTGGACTTGCTCGGGGAACGAGCGAATTGTGAAAATCTTACAATGACGAAAGATCAAGAATCTTGGACACGGTTTGATTCTTTATTTAAGAAATACGGAGAAATCTATGGAGTGGAATGGAAGTGGCTCAAGGCTTTTGCATTGGTTGAATCTGATCTTGGTCGCCATCCTAGCGTTCGCCATGGGATACTTCATCCTAGCGATGTCCTTAAGTCTCAAAGTTCCGACGGCCTCTCCTGGGGACTTATGCAAGTCACCGTGCGAACCGCCCGTGATCTTGACCCCAACGCCACAGCCGAAAAACTCAACGACCCCGAGTATTCCATTAATCTTGCCGCAAGATATATTAAACAAATCAAACGTCACTTCGCGAGACTGGACCCGCGTTTCCTAGAATGGGTCGTAAAATCTTATAACCAAGGCCCTGGAAGGACTCAAAAAGAGATGGCTCAGCTTTCAGCTGGCTTTGCCGATACCTATTGGACCAAATGGCAAGTTCAATACAAACACGTCTGCGAAAGGGATAAAGCATGAGCGTATGGAGTATTTTAAAAAATATCGGTCTCATTATGAGCTTCGTTCGATCCATCGAGTCTTTGGTTAGAGAGGTCGCGCAAAAGAAATCTGTTCCTGAGGCTAAAAGCATTGATACGGTTTTAAACCATGTGGAGAGTTTGTTGAGAAAAGGGGTTGTCGATATTCCAGAAGTCGATGAAATTCAAATTGCCGATGCAATTAAAGCTATACGTGAACAGCTAACAACACCTTGAAATGCAACAACTTAATATCGAGATTCAAACCGCAGCTATCATACTTACTAGTCTGGTCGCTGGAGTATTCACTCTCGCTGGAGTTGTTGTTGGTGTTTACGTCTCCATACGAGTGAAGCTCACACAGCTAGAGGTGCATGTTGATATCCTGAGAAAAGATATCAACAACATCGGTATGAAGCTCAGTAAGTTTATGGATGAAAAACGCTAAAGAGCCTTTGCCACAAATCGAACACTCACGACGCCGTCTGCACTACCTCCCGAGGCGTCGCTCCACACACCCCGCACGTACTCGTAACCGATATCAACAGCAGGACTCAAAAAGCTACGCGCAGTCGCAGTCGAAGAGCAAGCAACCGATGTGCTCCCGATGTCGTTCCAATTGGTGGGATTAAATTGATTCGGCGGAAGCCCGGTTGCGAAGTCGTTTGATCCTTGCAATTTAAACGATCCTGCACATCTCCCAGAGCTGACAGTCATTTGAAAACTACATCGAATAATATCCGTTGCCCACACCACGTTTGAATTAAACGTGTTACTGCAAGAGACACCGTTTACAATAAGACTATTTGAAGGACGCATTTTATTTAATTCCTTTCATGTTATGTCCATCCCTCAACTGGAATGATGGCATAGAACGAACCCCTAGAAAGGGCATTGAAGTTTGAAGATCCATTTTGAGGAGTCAAACATGCCGGACCGCTATTGGCACCTATACTGAGAACCGTGTCGCCTTGACGTGCAAGGATTGGTAAGAATGCCGTAACACTCTCAGAAGCAGCGTTACCCATAACCGTATAAACAGGAGGCATTGAGTTACTTACAGTAACCCCTGCAGGTAAACTAATTGTTAGAGCCGACGCAGTAAACCCCGTTCCTGTTGTGAATGTTCCTCTGATAACAGCGTTTCCAAACATTCTTTGAGACGTAAAATACACACTCGAAACCGTTCCCACACCCCCTATGGTCGGAGTATATGATTGAGGAGCTCCACCAAAAACTTGCCATGCAAGATTCCCAGCTCCGTCATTTGCCATAATTGAACTGTTGCTACCTTGAGTGCCTGGAAGTTTGACTGAATATGCAGCACCACTTGCAGAAGCTGTAACAGTTGTAGAACCAACAATGAGGCCAGTGCCTTTTATCGTTCCAACAACATCAAGTTTTTGGGATGGATTTGTGAGACCGATTCCAACGTTTCCACCACTTCGAATTGTTAGAAGACCTTGAGTTACTAATGTTCCAGTGTCGCCCTCAAGATTGAAAAATAGTGCGTTGTTGGCAATCCCAGATCCAGTCGAAAATGTGTTTTGAATTGTAAACCGACGGGATCCAGAGAAACCCTGATTTTCATATAGAGAAATTTGAGGTCCACCTGAAAAACCACCACCACCCGCAGCTGTGACATCTAGATTTTTTACGGCCTGAGCAACTCCAATACCTACAAGACCGTTGAAATAAGCTGACACCCCAGACGTTGAGGATACGTTTAGCGATGCCGAAGGAGTAACAGATCCAACGCAAACAACACCGTTTCGAATATTCATTCGAGGAGTTGCT